TGCGTAAGTCAGGGTCGGCCCGGTTCCACAAGATCTGGCCCGGGTACAAGGCGTGGTCAAAGACGTTCGACGTGGAGAAATCCCTCCGTCGGCTCAGGACACCCATCGCCCCGGCGCTGATTCAGAAGGAGAATCCCAAGTACAAGATCGCGTTCGTTGTGTACAGCACCGAGAACTGTGGTGGCATGAGGGTGATCGCCGACATCGTCAACAGGCTCAACGATAGTAACGTCGACGCCAAGGTGGTGCATGTCAAGCGCGACCCGGAGGCTCGCACGGTCCCTGGTGTCACGTCCCTGCGGACGGGGCCGGTGATCTTCGAAGGCGTACCCGACCTCATCCAGAACTTCAAGGAGCGGGTGTTCTCTGAGGGCATCGTGGTGGCAGGGACAGGTGAGCTGATGGGCATGGTGGCTGCGGTGTGCGCCGCCACCCCGGAGCTGACCTCGCTGCACCTGACGCAGAGCGACGACGTGGCACTGGCACCCCAGAAGGAGCTAGCTGCTAGCATCAAGAACGCCAACAAGCTGGCCAACTACACGATCTCCAACAGCAAGTGGACGGCGGCGCAGATGAGTAAGTACGTGGACGTGGCGGGCCACTTCAGCCCCGGGTACGATGAGAACCTGTTCTTCCCCCGTGGCAGAGAGGATGGGGACGAGCGCCCGACGCTGCTCATCTCACTCGGGCTAACCGGGTACCCCTTCAAGGGGAACGACCGGGGCATCGCGTTGTGCGAGCGCCTCCACACACTATGCAAGCAGAACAAGAAAGAGATGCGGATCCTCGCCAACGGCGTTGAAGCCGTACCGGGATCCCAGTACATCGTGGGCCTCGGTGTCCTGAACCAGCCCCGGTTCGCTACGGTACTCGGGTCAGAGGCGGATGTGTACTGCGACCCCTCCATCAACCACAGCTACGGGCTCCCCTCGCTGGAGGCCATGGCCTCGGGTGTGGTCCCGGTGTGCTGGAACAACAGAGGCATCGGGGAGTATGCCACCAACGACCTTGACTCCATCATCCTCAAGAACAAGACGCCGGTCGAGGTGGTGGCAGACCGAATCTACAGCCTCCTGTTCAACGAGCCGAAGCGGCTGGCGGGCCTGAAGAAGGAGGCCCTCAAGACAGCCAAGCGGTTCAAGCGGAGCAAGGGTGTGGGTGACTTCATCAAGCTGATGGAGAATACGCTTGACCTCACCGCATCCAGGCACTCGATCTCAGTCATCACCCCTCACCTCAGGAAGCACGGCGGGCCGACTACCATCTTGAACGCCGCCAACCTCCTGCACGATGCGGGGCACGACGTGGTGCTGTACTCCATCTACGCTGACATCGCACCCGACATTCAGAAGTTGAGTAGGGTGCCGATCCGCCTGGACTGGCAGAGCATCAGGGAGTGCGACGTTCTGATCACGAACTCAGACAACCCGCACAACAAGTACTTCTCGGAGCTGCCCCAGGTCAAGAGGAAGATCCTGCTCAAGTTGTCCCACAACATGAGGTTCCAGCAGCTAGAGGCTGACTCACTGAACATCAAGTGGGATGCCATTGCGACAAGCACGGGGTGGCTGAAGGAGGCGTGCGAGACAGTGACAGAGGGATGGGAGTACGAGACTCAGCCCGCATCACGGGTAGGGTGGTACCACTACGGGCACCCGACCTTTGCGTGCCCCCCGAACGAGAGGGGCTTTGGTAGCTCAGACACGAGGCTCACCCTCGGGACGCTCATCCACAAGCACCCCCTCAAGGGCACAAACGAGGCGCTTGAGGGCCTCATGACCATGCTCAAGAAGCGGCCCACCATGCTACAGATGGTGTCGGTTGGTGAGGTGGTGGAGTTCGGCAAGCAGAAGCCTGACTGGATGAACTACGTCCTCAACCCCACGCGCACTGACATGGCCCAGGTGATGAAGCAGATGGACATCTGGCTGGTCGCCTCCCACACTGAGGGGCTGGGGCGCCTGACGCTGGAGGCTATGTCCTCTGGCGCCGCCATCGTGGCCACCAACACGGGTGCTGAGTTCCTGAAGGATGGTGTGAACTGTGTGCTGTTCGAACCGGGTGACCAGAACGCAATGAACATCGCCCTGGACCGGGTGATTAGCGACGACAACCTCAGAAAGAAGCTCATTGAGGGCGGGTATGCCACGGCAGGCATGTCTGGTGACCCCACTGAGTACGTGAAAAGCTGGAACAAGATCATAGGAGACTGCTGTGGATAGAGATGACGCGTTCAACAAGCTGGTAGAGTGTGTTGAGAAGGTGGGTTCGGGCTCATTCGAGAATGTAGAGCAAGCCTTCGTTGTTGCAGCACAAGCCCTCAACTATATAATGGATGACATTGATGGATCCTCGAATAAAGAATCTGATTGATGGTGTACGGTACTCCCACCTCACGGCGTGGATTCACAAGCGGAAGATCTGTGCTGCGAATGAGCCGTTTTGTAGTGGGTGTGAAGGACATGTACTACACACAGAATGCCCCGCCCTGATGGCGGCAGACGAACTGGAGAAGGAAGATGGATCCACGGATCAAGACACTGATTGAGGGTGTGCGGCGTACGCACATCCCGTTGACTTGGTTACACGAAGACCTCAAGGCATACTGCACTGGGTGCGAGGGTCTGGAGTATGTTTGCCCCGCCCTGAAGGCAGCAAAGGAGCTGGAAGATGAAGAGAGCGGTTAGCATCTGCACGTACAACCGATGCAAGCGCATCGGTGAGGTCATTGAGAGCGTGCTGAACACCGTGCCCAACGGCACCGATGTGTTCGTGTGCGATGATGGCAGCACTGATGGCACCGGTAGCGAGGTGGATGAGTTCACAGCCAGCGGAGTCAAGTACCTACGTGGCCCCAACCTTGGTGTGGGTGCCAACAAGAACCGTGCGCTGTGGCTCATGCAGAACCACCACTTCAGTGTCATCCTTGAGGATGATCTCATGCCCATCGAGAAGGGCTGGTTCGAACTGTACGAGGAAGCGGCCACACTCACCGACACCCACCACTTCTGCCGCATACAAGACAAGGAGGTACCTGAGGTGGCCCCCGCGTTCGCCAACTACCTCGCCAAGGCGATGGACGTAACACCCATCTACGCCACCTCACCCAGAGGGGACTTCACCTTCCTCACCCGCAAGGTCATCACCACGGTGGGTGGCCTCAACCCCCTGTTCAAGGGTGTGGGGTTCGCACACGGTGAGTGGTCGGCGCGGGTGGTCAAGGCGGGGCTGGTGTCTCACCCCGCCGGGTACGTGGACATCGCCGACGCACGGGACATGTTCAAGCAGATTGGTGACACGGAAGGCGGGCGCTGGGACGACGACAAGGACACGATCGACGCCGAACTCAAGGCGAACCGCGCAGTCAGGAAGGAACTGAATAAGAGTGACTACATCTATTGCCCACTGGAGATCACGTAATGGCTAACATCGTTCTCGGGTACAGGCAGGACAGGGACACCAGTGGTAGGAAGATCATCACGTACTCAAACAGCACACATGATGCGCTGCTCAAGCTAGGCCACACCATCCTCCCCTTGGGGGAAGGGCACCCAATCCGGTCGTTCAATAGCATGGCCCCTGCCCGGTTGGTCAAACAGGACTTCTTCCTTGACCTTGACTGTGGGCGCAACAGTGAGGGGAAGTTCAACTTCTCCTGTCAGGATGAGCGCGCCCCGATCCCCTCAGCGGTACGGTGGATCGACTCCCACGGGTACCCCAGCTATCACAAGCGGGCATCGAAGAACTATGACCATGTGTTCTTCGCCGTGTGGGCCAGACGTGAGCTGTTCACCAACCACCCATCTGTCCACTGGTGCCCGAACGCCAGCGACGCCCGGTACTTCGGCATAGATGTGACCATCGAGGCCAATAAGACGAGCCCTATCGAAGTGGATGGCACAAAGATCACTGTCCCGCACAAGATGTTCGACGTTGGGTTCTACGGTAGCAGGGGAGGACAGTCACGGGCTGACCCCCTGAAGGCTATCGGCGAGCGCCATGACTGGAACGTGGACATCAGGGAGATCGGACGTGCTAACCGCAACAGATGGCCCATGACAGCCCAAGCAATGGATCTATGCAAGGTGCTCTTCAACCACGGCCAGAAGCACGACGGACCTAACCAGCGAGTGATTGAGTCCATGCTCATGAACATCCCTCTGGTGTCCGATAGGGACAAAACAGACGGCATGGCAAAACTCTTTGAAGAAGGAGAACACTACCTTGGATACGACAGTGACTCGGAACTCGCTAACAACATCGAGTGGTGCATTAGAGAACCTTCCTTGGCTGGGTCTATGGCTCGCCGAGCTTACCGCCTCGCATATGATAAGCACCAAGTCAAACACAGAGTCGAACAAATACTGGAGGTGGTAGGGATATGAGAGTTGAAGGCTTGACCCCGACGATTTTGGTGATGAATGATGCGTACTTCCTGCCCTACGTGCTGGATCAGCTACGCGGGCGGTTCAACCGCTACGTGATCTATGACGCAGGGTCGGAGGATGGCACCGAGAACATAGTTGATTGGTTCTCCGAGACGGAGGAGGCTGAGTTCTTCATCCGCAAGCTGCCGTTCGCAGTGCCCGCCATCCAGGGCTGCTACCGCAACTCCATGCTGGTGGAGGCGCAGACAGAGTGGACATTCATGGTGGACGGGGACGAGCTGTACACCCCGGAGGGCCTGGATAATCTGGCCAACCATATCACACCCAAGAATACCCATAAGGATCACGATCGCATCATGGGTTGCTACGTGGATGAGTTCCTGTACGGGGTGACACGCCGCCAGGAGATCGGGTCGGACCTGACGCAGCGGTACTCAGAGATACGAGGACACCACAGGCTGTACCGAAGGAACGCTCACTTCATGGGTTCCCACCCAGGAGAAGCACCGGCGTTCAAACAGGTACCGAAGAACGAGTTACGACTCGATGACGTGACATGTTACCACTTTCACAACGCTCTACGTTCGCCGCTTGAAGGATCAGTACCGAAAAGGCTGGATCGAAAGGCACAAGGCACGTACCACCCAGGAGAGCTTGTACCTTTCAATCTGTTGGAGACACTACCTGCGCTGCGGGAGCCCATCAACGGCTTCACTGTCAGCCCTGACTTGGAGAGGCTCCAACATGACGCTAAGCAGATGTAAGTGCGGCCGGAACACCGATAACGGCTTCCTCTGCACCAACTGCCAGAGGGACGGGACGATAGATACGTCCTACTATGAGCCTGAGGACGAGGAAGCGGAAGAGTTGGACGAGTACGGCTTCACTGTTGTTGATCACTTCGATGAAGAGGACGACGATTAGAAGCTGATCTCGTACTCTGGGCTCTTCTTCATGTCCCAGTCATCACACGTCAGTTCATGCGCCTTCTCCACCGACTTCATGTGGTCATACATATTCTGCCACTGCATCTGCACATACAAACACATCAAATCCTTGTACTTGTAGTCGCTATCGTCATACAGCTTATGACACTTGACGAGGCGCTCGGTGTGCATCGTCAGCTCGTTGTACATGAACTCGTAGCTGTCCCGGAGGGCGTCACACGGGAAGAAGATATAGGTCTTCACCAGCTCGGGCGTGGACTCATCGATCGGGTCATCTATCCTAGCACCCGCCGCCGTGGTGATGAAGAGGCACGCTAAGAGTGCGAGCCATTTCACGGAGTCTCGCCGGTGCATTCAGGCTTGGCGTTGAACACATCGGCGATGTCGTTGGTCATCCCTTGTATGAACTCACCATCCTTGCGGATGAGGGCACAATGCAGCGCACCATGGCCCGCATCAGCGGGTGAGTCAGCGTAGGCGTTGCACCCATGCCATGACTCTATGACCTGATCGAGCACCTCTCGTTCGAACGCGTATGCGGACACCAGCTCCTCGCACGTCAGATCCTCAAGCAGCCAGTCGCTGTCGAAGTCCGCGCTCTGGCTCCGGAACGCAACAAGAAACAGAATCGCTAGCACCATCGCCAGCCCCAATGCACACGCCGCCAACCTATGGATCATGACTCCCCCTATTTACCCTAGTAATCCGCTGGATAGGCCACTCTCCGACAAGCCACCATCACCCTCTCCCACACCACTACCTGACACGCCAGAGCCGAGCCCGCTGCTCCCCGCCCCCATCCCGCGTACCTTCATCTCGTCACGCAGCGCCTGTAGCATGTGGTTGCGCGCCTCTGAGCGGGCCTCGCCCGCCGCGTGTCCTGCCTGTCGTAGCCTCGCCGTAAGCTCTTCCTCGGACCAGTTCCGCAGCCTCGGGTGCCGTCCGATCTGCGTCTTGCGCCGCTCCAACCACTCCGTGTACTTCATCTGCGCCTGCCTCGGGTCCGCAGCGAACTGCTTGGAGAACGTCGACTGCACCTCCGACAGCAGCCCCACCACCTCCTTGTCGTTACCGTTCTCAAGGTGGAACGTGAGGTTCTTGGTGAGCTTGTTCCGCACATCACCCATGTGGCGCTCGGTGATGGTCTCGTTCGCGAGCTGCGTCTCGGCGGTGGCCATGTATGACTTGAACGTACCAAAGTTGTTGAGGAAGAAGTCGTGCCCAAGGCTACCCACCATGCCTGTCATGGGATCCATCGCTGGGTCCATGAACGGGATGATAGAGCCACCTTCGACCTTCAGGCGCGCGATGTTGGTGATGCCCAGCGGGTCAATAGGCACCGGTACGTCAGGCAACCTCGTTTGGAACCCGTACTTCTGAACGATGGGAGGAGCCAGCAGGCCAATGGTGCCCGCGAGGGCCTTCATGGTGCCGTTGAACGCCGTCCCGTCACCCACCGGGTTACCGAACGCGTCCTCTCCGTTCATCGCATCAAGCATGGGCTTGAGAATCGCCAGCGGCTCAGCAGGCATCTGCTCGATCATGCCCTGGAAGGTGCGCGCGGGGATGATACCCTCGCCCGCCCAGTCCTTAGAGGTAGTGGCCAGGAAGGTGGTCGAGTGCGGGAGCCAGTCCATCAGGCTACCACGCAAATGCTTCTCATGCTCCTCATCCGTGGCCATCGCAGCAGCGACACCACCGACCACGGCACCACCAGCAGCACCCATCACGACACCCTTCGCGCCACCCATCAAACCACCGGCCCACGCACCAGCCACGGCACCAGTAGTAGCACCACCAATCTTCGCAACAGCTCCACCCTCAGCCACAACCGTAGTGCTCTTCTGCGCCCACCAGGGGAGCATCTTCTCTGCTTCCTCTACTCCCTCTCGGGTATCGGGGGCTATGCCCATGCCACTCGCCGTGGCCTGCAAGATCTGCGGGGCACGGAGCCACGGCATCATTCGGAGCGGGTAGTCTTGGATGTTGTTCTTCGTGATACGGGCAGCCTCAGCCGGGAACGTAGCCCACGGCATCCAGAACTTCCGCCCCTTCTTGATGGTCGAGCCCACGGTGTTGTACATCGGGAGCCGTCGAGCCACCTCGGTGGCCGCGCCTACCTTGGAGAACCCATCAGCCCGCAAGGACAAGTAATACGCCATCTTGGGAAGCATATCTTCCTCAAGGTACGCCCTGGTCATGCCTTCCCACCACTTCACCCGGTCTCCACCCTGGACGAACTTGCGGCCCGCGTTGATCCCTTTGATGAGCGCTTTGGTGGCGTGCTGATCGGTGGTCAGGGACTGGGCGATGTTGCCTAGCATACCCGCACCCTCAGCAGAACTGAACGCTGAGTCCTCGATCAACTCCTTGATGATGGGGTCCGTCAGTTCCTTGTTGAGGTCGAGCGTCACGCCCTTGTACTTGATCGTACCGAAGTTGATCTTCTTGATCGCACCCGCCGCATCGAACGCCTCCCGCGCACCCTTGCCTGCTGTCTCTGCTTTGTGTGAGATCGCCGAGATCTCAGCCAGCTTGGTGAAAGACTTGTGGAGCCCTGTCATGAGGGCGATGTTCTGTGGGTCCAACGGGTTGAACCCAGCCTGCGCGAGGAACGTGAGGTTACCCGTGAGGTTCTGTAGGTGCGTCGGAATGTTACCGGCGGTCTTGGCTGTCTTGTAGATCGTGGTGGCCACATCCATCATGTTTGCGGCGACGTGGCTGGTCTGGTCAAACATGCCATTCACACCAAAGATGTCTTCGAAGATCTCTTCCCGGATCCAAGGCAGTGCCTCTTCCTTATTACCGGTCTGCTTCGCGATCATACGTCGGAGGGTCTTTGCTCCACCGGCGCCAAGGATACCTTCGGCTTCAAGGCTCCTGAACCCCAGCTTCTTGGCCTTCTTAAAACCGAACGCCTCAATCGCAGCGGCATTGGTGGCCAGCTTGGGGTCCATAGCGATGTCACGGACCGTCTTGAAGTTGGTGTGGAGTATCTCATCTGTCAGGTAACCCTTAGACAGCACGTCGGCGGGGTCGGAGATCACACGCCCTTGAACCATGCGTTCAAACAGCTCCTCATGAGTGCTGGCACGGTGCATCAGGGTGGGACCACTCAGCCTTGGTCTGGCTTGGACGCTGATCGGGACGTAGGAAACCTCATCGGCTGCTTCGATCACGGTCTTCTTGCCGCCCAACAGCCCCTTCTTCTCCACCTCAACCAGCCCACGTACCTCTGTCTTCACCGGCCCACGCACGGGCACAAGGATAGATCGAGCGCCGTCCAAGCCCTCAGTTCCCTTGTCAACACCAGCCATATGGAAGCGGCCGATGCGGTCGAAGGTCTCTTGGTCGATAAAGCCGTCGTCAAGGCGGCTCTTCTGCTTGATGATGGATGACTCCATGAAGAAGTCAGCCCACTGCTTGGACTCGGGGGTGAGTTTCTTGAGGTGCTTCGCGGACTTCGCCGCCACCTCCGGACTCAGCTTCGACATCAGGTATGCACTGATGGGGATGAACTGTTTCTCATCCACCGGCATGGTATCTAGCATTTTCCCGACCGCTCCCTCGCCGAGTGCTGCGTCCAGTGACGCTGCAAACCTCTGCTTGGGGGAGGCAACCAATCCGCCTGTGTCGTTGACGATGTCGTTGTAGGTGTTGGCGAACCGTTTCTCGAATGCGTACTTGACCTTGTCCATCGCGGTCATCCCTACGTCTTCACCGGCCTCTGTCGCCCTGGCCATGTCCTTGCGACCCAGCCTCTTGATCTGCTTTTCCTTGGACGCTGCTAGAATCCGCATCCGCTTGACGGTCGCCGGTCCCATGGACTCATGGGTTGCGATGCCCTTGATGGCGTCATCCATGATGTTCAGCTCAGCCCACTTGGTAACCTCAGCGGTTTCGAACGCGGCACGGCCTGCCTTACCGGCCAGCATCCCCATCTTCATGCTGCTCTTGACAGCGAGGCCAGCGGGGAGAGCGATGGTACCGATGAGGGACGCAGTAGACAACAGATTCGACCACAGCGGCTGCTCTGCCCACTGATCCTTCATGTTCTCCATGTTCCAGGCCCAACCGTCAGCGTCGTGGTTGATGCCAATGATGGCACCCTCGGCCCCGAACAGGAAGTCCAGAGTCTTGACCCCCCAGCCCTCTTCGTCCTCGGGCTGCGTGAGCGAGCCTGTCACTTCAGAGACAGCGTCATCTCTGTACGCCCACTCGTTGGTGGGTACGTTGGCATATGAATCGCTGTAGTCGGAGTCGATGCCATCTATGGGGCTGGAGTAGTCCCCAAGGGTGTCGTGTGATGAGTAGTCATCGTTGATGACACCACGCCCTCGGATCCTCTGTGCGGACTTGGTCTTCTTGAGCAGACTACGGGATTCAGACTTACGCTTCCGCTCGTCGCGCTTCTCAGGATCGCGCTCGGGAGTGTCCGCTAGGGGATCACTGGCGTATGCTGAAGAGTCCTGCTTCTTTTCACCGTACTTGTCGTCGATCAAACCAGCCATACGTCCTCTTACGGTAGGTTCAACCCACCATCACCCTTCTTCTTCCTCTTCTGCTTCAAGTCACGCAACTCCGCGGCTGCCATCCGTCCCCTCTTCCCACCCCCGGCGCGCATCTGCAAAAGACCAGCCCGACGGGGGTTCTCCTCTTGACCGATGCCACTACCACCACCCTTGGTTGCCCACCACTTACTGATGTGCTCGGGTACTTCGGTGAGGATTTGATCGACAAGCCGCTTGGTGCCCTTGCCGCGAGCTGCGGTAGAACCCTTGAGATGATCCTCACCTGTTTCGCCATAGATTGCTGCTCGCAACCACTCATCGAGGTTAGCCATTGCTGCGTCGATGCCCGGCGGGTTGGCGGGGTCACTCATGTACTCGTCGAAGTGCCTCTCTGCGTGGTCCCTCCACGTATCAACGTGGCTCTGTCGCCTATCCGGAGACATTCGTTTGTCCGACACGATCGCTGCGTCACCCGGTCCACTCTCCTTGAAGAAGTGTGGGGACTCTTCCTTGACCTTGTCCAGATCGGCCGGGTTCTGACTGGCGATGAACTTGAGGGCCGCCGCGAGCACGTACTGACTTTCGTGTGACTCAACCTTAGCGATGAATTCGTCGTCAAGGGGCTCTAGGTCGGGAAAATCCTTATGGACTCGCGCTTCAACGAGCCGCCTCTCTTCGGTCACAAATGAACCACCACCACCCTTCGAGTGGAGGACAGCCAACCCATCCGGGTCACCACGGAGCCACTGCACAAGTCCTGCGTGCCCGATGTTGGGGTGCGCGAGGGCCTCAGCATACGACCTCGCCCGCTTCTGCGACTGGGCGTCAGCGGCCATGAGCCTGTTCCGCTCTCTCCCAATTTCAGACTCATCCTCTCGTCTTCGGATCTGTGACTGCACGTTCTGTGCTCCGAGGGCATTGACGGGGTTGGTAACCATAGCGAACGTAGCCGACGCAGCTTGCTCAATGGCAATCGCGCGGTTAGTAATCAGTGGGTTGCTGGAGTACTTGCCTGCTTCGTTGAACAGCTCAAGATCCATGTCACCGTTGATCGAGAAGAACCGTGTGACCAGTGCGTTCGTCATCTTGCCCGCCCGCAGTCGGCCTTCCTTGCTGTCAAGGGGAACCTGTATGGGGTTACCATCCGGTCCCTCAAAGATTCCTAGTTCCGCCATGGCGTGGCGGCGCTCGTAGTCGTCGAGCATCCCCTTCTTCGACGCAATAAAGGGTTCGATGAACTCGTTGTTGAAGTTGTCCATCTCCATCTGGTGCCACCGTCCCTCAAGGGCTGCGGCTACACCCTCGCCGCTAGCGTTGTAGGGTGCGAGTCGCTCATTGCGGGACGCGGCATCCTTCTTCACGTCACCAGTGTCAGTGAACGCTTCACCAAACTTTGAGAACGCGCTCTGCATCAGAGCCGTGGAGAGCCCCCTGGCTATGGACCCGGGCGGCTTCTTCTCTTCGTAGCCAGCCTTCGGGCGCGGCTTCGGGTACGGATCTGCCGCCTGCGCGGACGCTTGGTTGGGATCAATTGCCATTTAGTTCTCCTACGTTATGCTGTCGTAGTACCGTTGGGTAAATTCACTACCGGGGCCTGCTACAGTTGTGTTCTTCACGCCGGTCTTCTCATCGAGTACGGCTTGGTTGACATCAACCCCCGCCGACGCGTCAGCCGCCGCCTTCTGGGCTGCGGTGAGACCGCCGAGGCGCCCCGCGGGGGAAGCATCGGCCCTACCCCACAAGCCAGAGAGGTCACCACCCATAGCCGTGACGCCACCACCGAGGAGGTCAGTGAACTTACCACCGGTGACTCCAAGATTGCTATCGCCCCACTCCTGTATGTAGTTACCAGCAGCAGAAAACATCTCGTTACTGTGACTAAGTGCCGACGAGGCAGCCGCCAGGACGACAGCCTCTACCAGTTTGCCACCGATGTCCCTGGCCTGCTGGGACGCGCGGATTTCGTATGCCTCTCCAGCGATAATCGCCGCCTTCTCAGAAGCTGACACCATCAGGGCAGCGGTCGCGGTGTACGCCGCTCGGTATTCTGTGCTGAGACCCGGGAGGGTCTTGACGTACTCGATGTTGCCCGCCTGAACGCGGTCGGCGTTCTTCCGGATGTAGTCGTGGAGTCGGATGTTGGCCTGCCAAGTCTCGCTGGTCTTCATCCGGTGGGCGAACTCAGCCGCCTGGATCTCACCCATCTCGTTCATGGCCGTGCGCCGTGCGGTCCCGCCCTTGGCGTAGTTGTTCTTGAGCTGTCGGAGGGTGTCTCGGAGCTGGAGGGCGGCGCCTTCGTGGATCTGGCCGAGGGTGGAGTTCTCAAGCATGTCCCACTCTTTGCCCTCTCTGTTGAGGAGCTGGTACGCTTCAGCGGTCTGCTTGCTGCGGATCTTGAAGGCGGTGGTCCCGATGTTGGCGTTGGCGTACCCCTCGGGGTCGATGATGCCCCCACGGGGTGTCTTGAGCTGCTTCCTGCCCCCATAGCTCCCGAACGACTTGAGGTTCTGGTTGGGCATGGCGTTGGGGTCGAAGAGGTTGGTCTGGCCCTCGCCGTAACTCCCCGTTCCCGAACCGGGTTCGAAGGTTCCTTCCTGACCGAAGGCGTTGAAGATGTTGACTGCGGCGGCCTCTCCTGCGATGGTGCGCGCGTTCGCGGCATCAGCGGCCTCCATCCCGTAGATGGCTGCTGCCTGCTGCTGGCCAGCCGCCTCCTTGGCCTCTCGGATAGCCTTGCTGTTCGAAAACGGTGAAAATGCCATATAGTCCTCTCCTGTTGTACGCAGTCTCCTACCTAATTATAGGAATTTACACGCCAAATTGCAATATCACACCCCACCCTCGATGGGCCTATCCGGATCGTCCTTGTGGTACCCAGGCGAGAAAGGCCCTGAGAGCCACGGCAGGATGCTCAGGTCCGACCCAGCCTCCACCCAATCAGAAAACGACGGGTAGTCCCCATTGTCCTGGGTGATGGTCCCATTTCCACTCAGATGCTGGCCTGGGTACGCGAAGTCGTACTCCGTGGTGTTGTTGGTGCCCAGCGGCGACAGGATGTCGTAGATGTCTGTGCCCCTCGCCCAGCTCTGGGGGAGGTTGTCGAAGTACGTGAACCCACCCTGCCCGTCGCCCAAGAATCGTGTGTGCGGATGGGAGCCCGCACCAATCTCTTCGTGCCAGTCGTACCCCAGATCAGACCTGTCGAACGTCCAGTTCAGCTCTCCCTCCTCACTAGGAAGGAAATACCCTGTATCCCTACCGGCCTGATGGGTCGCGAACGGTTCCTCCACCGCACCCGACTGCAAGTAGTGACAGAGGTTCTCTGACTGTACATAGTTAAGATGACCAAACGGACCCTCGGAGTCGTACTGTGTGGAGTTCCGGCGCCAGTCAACCGCCCACCCTCGGCCTTCGTTGAACAGCGTCTGAATCGGTCCGATGTTACTACCCGCGTTGTTTACAGTGGAGTCGAGCGCGACGTTCCAGATTCCCACCGTGCTGTACTGCGTTCCGGCCGTGACTGTCGGTCCGCTGTAAAGGTCACCATTATAGACCCCTAGAAAGTAATGGAATTCCTGGCCGTCATTGACAGCTTCAAGTAGGTACGCCATGGACCCCTCATCGTTCTGGGTTACTCCGGAGTACATACTATTGAATGCCCCGCTCGCCGGAGGTAGCATGAGCGCCATCGCGGGCTCACCTGTAAGTGCCATCACTGCGGTGTTCATATACACCCGCAGCTTAGGAAGGTTGTGGTTGACGAAGTTTCCGCCTTCAAAGCACCATACTATGAAGTACCACGCGTTGTTCTCGATGGAGCTGGGCGCGGACTGTGCGTCACCCCAAGGGAAGATACCACTCTTCTCATTCCGATCCCCAAAACAGCAAGCCAAGAACTCCATTACTCTACGATCTTGTCCATCAGGGACGATGTTGGCCTGCTGTGGAGTGCCAGAACGGTAATCAAATATGACCGTCGGAAAGTGGTGCTGGGTTTGAGAGTCACACCCCGTCTGTGCCCCAACTGTGGCAGAGAGGGTCGTGGTGATCTTGTTTGGGCGATCTTCCTGGCCCCCGCTGAAGTCTATCTTATCCCTATTGAATAGCTGCTGGTCACCTCCGTCAACGGACCCACTAACTCCCATGTTATTCCCGTCGAGGTTGTCAAACCGAACCCACATAGCAATCGTCCAGCGGTTCCCAACCAACGAGTACCCATCCTCAAGGGTGGCGTGCCACGACCTCGTGTCATACGGGAAATCAGTCTGGAAGTTACCAGTTGGTGACCCGGTTTTGTGGAAGGAGTTGAAGTGAGGGAAGATATGGGGTGCTCTCGCTCTGAAATCGTTACCGGGTATGGACGTGCCAATACCGTCTGCCCCAGACCATAGCACCAGAGAGAGACACACCTCGTCATCCTCCAACTCACGGTTCACAGCCTGTAGGAAGAAGGTCACGGTTTTCTCATCGTCGTCTGTGTCTACCTGCTGCGGGGAGAACATGACAGACTGCGAGGTCTCATAGCTCCCGGCCCTGGTACCCGCTGGTCTGGTGATGTTCCCTCCTCTAGCCGTAGAGTCGAGGTTCGTACCGGACTCAGTCCCCCGGTACAACGTGATGGTCTCCACCAAGTACGCCTGACCGAATGAGGCATCGGGCACGTCCGCTCTCCACAGCCTGAACGTGATTCTGTTGTTCGTCTGGAGCATGTACTTGTCTAGAACACAGGAGCCCCACACGTACACACTCCACCCATCATACAGCTTGATGTTGTCCTGTACCAGCGTGCCGAGTTCCGTCGCGTCATTCTTCGCTCCCTCAAGCAGCATCACGTCATCACCCATCCCAAACGAAACCTGCCGGATGGTGGAGCTGGAGCCGTCGCGCCCGACGGACTTGACCCTAGCAAGGTAGGTACCGTCAGCCCCCTTGTAGGTGATTTCGTTGGTGAACGAGGTCTTGGTCTCACTCAACCCGGTCGTCAGGTTGATGAACTCCACCTCGTACCGCAGCAGCTCGTTGCTCGGGGTGGCATCCCAGAGGATCTTCACCGACGAAATCCCTGTCTGTGTCAGCAGCCCGGTGGGCGGGTACACCTGTCTGTTCGTCCGCGCTTGGCTCTGCTCAAACGGATTGGACGCTTGCCTGTTGTTCAGCGCGGCATCCATGAGATGGCCGATCCGCTGCATCAGTGCCTTCTCCTCGGGGGGAAGACCTCGTATCCTAGCAAACCTGTGTGCTACTGCGTTCCTACGTCTAGCCATTATCCGCTCCCTACTTCTAGTACGTTGAGGTGGCACCACATGATCTCTGTTGAGTCTTGTGTACGTGCGTCTAGCGCCTCTGTCGTTGAAACGTCTGATGCTAGCATCCTGATCTCTATGGTGCCTCCCAGGTCAGGATGCGGTACGATGAACGGGCCGATGTTCTGAGAGTTGAAATACTCTCCGAAGCTGACCCTGAGTTCCTCTACGTCGGTTTCGTCACCAGCCGCAGTGGTCGTCTTGACCATGATCGACGCCGTCACCGGACTGTCTCCGAACATCGCTGACGCGGGGTCAGCATACGCGCTAATGAATCCCCACACCATGCTGTTCCCGTCAGGGTTGATGGGAGAGTAGGCCAATTCAGACCCCGGCCCACCAAGCAGGGTGTGTATGCTGGTCCCCTCAAGCTGGATGTAGAACGCCTCAGCCGAGTGTGACCGAACACTGAACACCGTCGGGGTAATGGTGGCGACCTCGGAGTACGGAGTTGTAGTCCCGTCACGCCTGATCCCTCTTACCCTGATGTACTTTGTCCCCCGCAACCCATCGACCACAATCTGGATCCCATACGTGGGGACCGTGGTAAACGATGCGAAGTTGCTGATCGAGGTGATGTCTGCCTCGTAGAAATTGATGCGCTGATCACTCAGCGGCGCCCAGTCCACCGTGGCTCCACGGAGTGATGTCTTCACTATCAGTTGCGGGATCGGGAGCCTCTGATCTACCTTCCGCTTGAGCAGCCTGACGGAGGTGTCCAGACTGGTCATCTCCTTGGAGTTCTGGAGGTCTGCCAGCACCCTGTCGATCTCCTGGCGCTGCTGTGGCGTCAGGTTCGTGAAGAATCGAGAGAAACCTTTTAGGGATTCACCAGCCATCATCCGCCCTCGTCAACCAGTGCTTCAAAGATGTTGAAGTTCTTCACCTTCACTATGGCATCCGCCCCATACGTGAAGTTCACGAGGTTCTCTCCATCGTGTGTCCCGCCATCAATCGTGGCTGAGACGAACTCGTTCTTGAACACGCTGTTGTTGTGGTCGCCCAGCGCCATCGCTTCCAACTTGAACGTGTGCGGGCCACCGGTGATCGTGGAGAACTTCTGCACGAACGTCCCCCGCCGCTCGTTCTGCCATGTCCCAGGTATGGTCAACGGGGTCGAGAACCCATCTGTCTGCACAGAGAACACGTAAAACGCCGTTGCGCTAATCTGCTGGTTGGTGGCATACGACGTAACATGAAACTCGGACCCCCTCTGTACGAAGTCAGAGTCAACCGGGTAGAACGTAGGAGCATCCATCCATCTAAAGGTCAGGTCGGTGAACTCAACGTTCCCACTCACGCCCCACTTGCGCGCCACCGATACGTCGTAGTCGACCGCGTAGTACAGCTTGCCACCGATGGCGTTGTACGCCCGCTGATAACATCGGTCCCACTGGTTCCCTCGGGTACTTATCCTGGTGATCTCTTCTGTTGAATCGTACAACCCGAACGCCTGAGCTATCGGGGTGGTGCCCTCCTCGGTATCTGACCAAGGCCCTACCTCTCCATTCTTGGTGACCACCCGCATCCTGACGTAGTACGTGGTGCCGTCGACCAGATTGGGGAACATGTAGCTGGTCTCTGGCGAAGCGAACCTATCGAGGTTGAAGAACCCTGAGGTGCCGCTGATGTCATACTCGTAGAACAGCAGATTCCTCAGGCCCCGTGGTGCGGTGAAGAAGATACGAAGCTCCCTGTACTCTACTTCCACTGTCACGTCCTGCGACGGGATCTTCGGGATGAACTCCGAGAACGTGCGCTTAGGGGACTGCTCCACCTGAGCAGCCAGCGAGATGGTAATCGCCTGCTCTAGGTGACCGAGGAATAGCTTGAGCTGAGATACCCTACCGGGGGGCCATTTCCGAAGCCTGACCTCGGACTGTAGGGCAGCGGGACGCTTGACTTTCGCCATTACGACACCGTATTGTCAACATCCAACACGTCGAACAGCGAGGGGGATACGTGGTAGTAGACCCGAAGTGCTTGGATCTTCGTGAACACGTCAGCCTCGGCGTTCTGGAGGGTCAACCGTATATACTCAGCAGGAGTGAGATCCTGTGAGGGTGTGGACTGGCGGATCAGTGAGTTGTTCGCCCCGAACTCTATCGCAAGCGTAGTGCTGGAGCGCGCAAGCTCTTGGTTAGGTCCGTCCGCAGTCTCCACGGTGCATGTCCAGATGCAGGCGTCGTCAGTACCGGCGCGCATCTCAACCTTGCGTGGGTTGCAGCGCCCGGTGGCCAGCTCAGCTTCCAGGCCCAGCACGCCAGGACGGAAGTACGGAGTCTGGATCTTGGTGTCGATGGGGTACTCTACCCCGGCGGCATCCACCCAGTTCTTGGAGTTGTTGTTGAACAGCCGGTAGATCATACCGTCGCCGCCACTGGCCAGGATCTGGAAGTCTCCGTTGGAGTCTTCGATCTCCACGGCGTCGAGGAAGTTCAAGTTCGCCGCGCTGGGGGTGACGATCTCGGTCCAGTACCCTGTCTCCACTTGGTCGATGGGGTACTGGTACGCGAAGATCGAGGTGTAGTCCCCGGCCGCGTCAGGGTTGAACTGCATGATCATGTTCTTGGACTTACTGTGGACCGTGTGGATCAGCTCGATGTTGACCTTGTCGATGTCCGTGTCATACTTGTCACGGATCGGCTCACTGATCTTCTTGGTCTCAGAGAGGTCGAAGAGCCGCATTCCGTCACGGTCGACGGCGTAGCCAATCAGTCGTGCGGTTCCAGCAGCTCTCCGTCCCACGCAACCCATTCCATCCACGATCTTATCGAGGGAAAAGTCAGGGTTATCGCCGATTACCTGCCACTTACCGGTCTCAGTCTCAATGACCAGACCAGCGTAGGACTCGTACATCGCCGTGATCTTCGCATCCATATCGAACGCGTTGATGAGCGGGAAGCTCTCGGGCTCGTTGTCCTCTGAGTAGTACAGGGTGTACGGATTCTGTGGGTCACCAGCCATGAACATGGTCTTCTTCCAACGCTTCACGATCCCTGCCTTGGGCGGGATGGAGTTGTCGTCGGAGTAGTCCCCTGCTGCGGGCGGGGTCTCGTTGCCGAGGCTACCGTCTGCTACGGTGTCCGTATATACGGTTGAGTTGTTGTCGAGTATCTGGTCGAGGTACAAATACACGGAGCCGTTAGCTACCGTCCGGTAGATTCTCCGAGCAGTAACCTGTGGATCAGACGAGACAGGGATTTTAGTAAGCGCGATTGAGGTAGAATCGACCGCAGTTTCATCCACGCTGCCAGGGCCAGCATTAGAAAGCTGACCATACTTACTAACGTAAACCACTTTATACATGTAAACGCCGTTAAGATCACCGTCACCATCGTTGAGTGGTGTGGCGACGAGCGTTCCCTCATCCTTCTTGTGGTACCTGTCGAGCCTGATCCCGCTAACGACCGTCTGTCGCGTGGCGAGGTAGAATTCAAAACGAGTGCTCCTTACCGTCTGATCTTCCGGATAGAAGGATCCTGTCTGGATACCGGCGGGGCTGTTGAATTGTCCGCTCCCTGGCGCGCCAGAGGCGAAGTCGAGGTTGAGCTTGTTCCACCCTTCAAACACCGATCCGTTGGGGAAGTCGAACTGCCAGTTGTTGGTCTCGGGAGTGGTGTCGGGGCTGACATAGATAGACATCGCCGGTCCCGCTGTCTGGAGGCCGGTGTCTGTGGGATGCGTGAGGGACGCAGTGAGTGCGCCTCGGGGGATGTACGAATACACGGACACCCGGTTGCGGGCCGCGTCGGAGTTCAGTCTACTGTCTCCTTGGACGTAGAAGCCGTCGCCGCTGTGGGCCTTCGTGACGTGGTACGTGTTGAAGCCGTAGAACCGGGAGTCGATCCGCATCGCCGCACCGTCCCAGGTAACGTCCCCTACCGTGGCGTTCGACTGGTCGGAGGCGTTGCAGTTCTCTCGGGTCCACTCTGTGTAGTCCTCAAAGCCTTCGACGACGGTCTCTTCCGTACCGGGGGCTGCGACACCCCAGTTGGTGATGACCGCGCCATCGTACTTGACCATGCTGTCCCCTTCGCCTACGCGGTCGGGGTTCTGGTTGGATATGAAGAACAGCCGGTCGAGCCGGTCTGCGCTGTGGTACAGGTTGGGGGTGCGCCCTGTCAGGAGCGGGGTGATCGCACCGTTCACCACCCTACCAAGGATGGTCCCGGCGGCGCACAGGGTGTGTCGGAGGATGGTGCCATCGAGGTCAGCGGACTTGTAGAAGTCCAGCCATGTGATCTTCTTGGCGACCGAGGCTTCGGTGTACGGTGTGTCCAGCACACGGGAGCTGCCCCTGATCTTGGCCAGCGCGCCGTACTCATCGAAGAAGTCGATATTCTGACAGATACGGAGCTGCTCTGCTTGGAGAGACTCCGTGCTGGCCTTCGTATAAAGTCCTTGAAACGCTTTGATGTCAAGGAACGGTATCCGTTCGCGACCCGCCATTAGGCATCCTGATAGTGTGGAGCGAACGGGGTCACGCTACTGGAAGAGATCATCCTATTCTCGATGTACCTCTCCCATTGCATTTCCCATTCCATCCGCTGTCTGAGTAGACTCCTCATGCGTCCCTCTTCCTGGGCCTGCTCTTGGTCGTACAGCGCGCACGCCGTGTCCAGCACCAAGATCTCGTCCAGCATGGAGGGGAAGTCAGAGTGTAGTTGATCGTCGTCAGCAGTGAGTTCGGCGGGGGTTCCGATGTACTCCATCCGGATCTGCCCTGCCACGCCCGTTGAGGGCGCTGGCTCCAGCACGAAACCACTCCCGATGGAGCGGTAGTTGGGGAGGTAGTCATCCCCACCGGTACCGGGTGTGGGCTTGGCACCGTAGTGCCTCTCCGCTCGCTGTAGCGGGACCGTGCGCCCGTCTGATCGGACGATCTCTAGTTTCATTAGACGCTCAAAGCCGGTCGGCCAAGCGTATCGTTCTTGATTTGAGACCGTGTCTCTGGTAGCCACGACCGTGAAGTACCCTTCGTAAGCCATCACCAGCTCAGCGCACCTCTTTCTGTAGTGTGCGTTGAAGATCTGCTTGATCATCGGAGTATCCCAGAAGCTCTTGTCTTCGTCTTCCTCTCCAACGTACCTACGGACCCGGGTGAGGTAATTGCTCAGTGTCCCAGTTAGTTCAGCCATGTCATCTCCTTGTCGGAGTTAAAGATCGTCGATACTCTTCAGCCCAACGTCGGCATCCTCAAGAGGCCGCGAGGTTCTGGACTTGTTCGTCTGGCCAGCGTAGCTCACGATCTTCTCCATCTTAGGATTGGAGGGAGCCACCTTGCCTCGTTGGAAGTTCTCCATGGCGTTCTTGGTCAGCCATGAGTTCTCTTCCTGCACAGCTTCGAACCCTTCCTGCTTCGCATCCTGGGCTTTACGCTGTGCCTCTTCGTCCTCGTCGCGTGTGTTCTTGTTCCAGGCGAGGTCTCCGTAACGGTCACGGAACCGGGACTGGATGTGCAGCCTGTTTACCAGCAGCTTGAGGTACTCGCCTTCCTTGGACTCGACACGCACTACGTGCGCCCAACCATGCGGTTCGCACAGTCGCCACACATGCCACGCGCCTTCGGGTATCGGGGCTCCGTCACCGTACATGGTGACAAAGCCCCACACCTCTTCGCCGTGCTCTCGGTGGATCGTGAAGCGTGGATCCTCTAGTTCGCCTTCGTACTGATTCATCATGTCGTCCCAGATCGTAGCGAACGGGTGATACACGATGTACAGCCTCCCATCAATTGACTTCAGGTCATCCATGAACCAAGAAGGTAGATCCTTCCCAGGTAGGCATTCTCTGTAATCCGAATTGCTAGGCCTGCACGTACTAGGTAGCTTCATTCATTCTCCCCCGAGATTATGTTTGTTTCTTAGTGTCCAACAACGATGCATCTGAGTGCGACATCACTTGCACCCGTGCTCGTCAGCGTGATCGTCTTACCGGAGATCGTCGCTGTCCAGCTCGTGTCATCACCATCATCACTGTTAGTGACGATCACAAACTTGGGACCAACCATCTTCGAATCAAACGAGTCGCCATCACTAACTTCTGTCTGAGTCGTGCCGGTTGAAGTCGTAAGGGTTCCAAGGAACTCCACATACTCCACCTTTACCGGACCATTCACGGTCAAGAACGACTGAGTCGGCAGTACTTTAGCAGCCATCATTTACTCCTTTTCTTGAATGCTTCCTGGCGCTGCTTGCGGTGGTACTCACAATACTTGGGAGATTTCTTCCCGTCCTTCTTCTTGAGAGGCATACCGCAATCAGCGCAGCGGAGCATGGTTTATGTCACGTCCTTGTCGGGTGCGTCGCCAATTGCCCAGTACCTGACACTGACATTATCGTCGTCGCCAGGACCGGCGGGAGTATCAGCTCCAACATCTTCCAGAATCCAGATTGTCATGTCTGGACGGTCCAAGTTTACAAGGTACAACGAGTCGTCGGCCATTGCTTCGGTGAGTCCTTCCGAGACAACTTGAAAATCAATGAAGTCAAGGGTAGCAACACCAAGAGCGTGAAGCGGATCACTTACTTCCTCGGCTAGATCGAGCCCTTTGTCTTGATCGTAATCGTCACAGTTGATGTGACCCCAGACCAGAACCTTGTTCTGCTTCTTACCACCAGTGGTCGTTTGGCCACCGCCGGGGAGGAGAACACTGCCCAACTTTTTAATAAATTGAATATCACCTGTTGCCATTTTGTTTCTCCTTTATTAGAGTTCTGGCGTAGTCGCGTCGTCGCCTACAGCAGCAAACCTGATAACGACAGCTTCGCCGTTTTCCGGATCACTACCAGCACCGGCCTGTCCGATCCCTTCATTACAGAAGATCTTCTGGTTTGTGACATCGTAATCCGCCGTGAACAACTTTGCCTGTTCCGGGTACGCGGCATTGAGACTCACCACGTCCAGCTTCAGAAAGTCCATCGTCACCAGACCAAATGCAGCCGGTCCACCTAGCTTGTTTACAGCGAGGCCAGTAGACACGTATGTCCCTGTGATCTCACCAACCACAAGTCTCTTAGTGTTCTTAGCAAGACCACTCAGCGCAAATCCACCACCGAGCGACTGGCTATACAGTATCTTTACGTTAATATCGCCATTAGCCATTTCGTTTCTCCTTTATTAGACCATAGCCGGGGTTGAGGAATCGTCACCGAACACGCAGTACTGAATGGTGATGATGTCTCCCGCTGCGACAGCTGTGGGGTTATCCGCACCAACCGAGTCACAGAGGAAGATCTTATTAGCCGCGTCTATGTTCGCCAAGTTACCTAGTTGCTGCGTAGGAAGTGTAGTTCCAGCCGCTCCAGTCTTCGTGACGGTCAGGCTGATGAAGTCAGCACTGGTTACGCCGAGAGCATGAAGACCACCTTCGTTCTCAAGGTTGATACCAGTAGACACATAGCTTCCTATGATCTCGCCCCAGACCAGAACCTTGTTGTTCTTTGCGATGCCACTAAGAGTATGGCCCGCACCGGGAATAGCAAAACGCCCGAGTTCTTTGATTGACGTAATATCGCCATTAGCCATTTCGTTTCTCCTTTAAGTAAGGTCAAGCATCCACTGTGGCTGCTCGATATTGTGGCGACACCGATCACCTTCTTCGGGGCCGCAGCTATCCCATGAACCGAAACCACCCCCTACGGATACACCAATGTAGAGTATCCACGGAGCTAGTCTAAGGTACCAGGGGAGTAATTCTCTTGCGTGCTTCCTCAGTGCTTTGTCCGCGAAGCTCTTCGCGGGGTCTGTCATAGACCCGGCCCTGTGGCAGCGTGTGCAGTAATGCCAGTCATGAACCCTTCCGCAGATCCACAGACTGTGTCGTTGGTACGCCCAGTCAGGGAAACCACCGGAGAGACCATCATCAACGAAGTCAGGGTTTTCCCGACGGATGATGCTCATGTACCAACTTACCTTCTCAATAACCCTGCTCACGGCACAGGCACTACGCCTTTGACTGCCCCTTTAGCGACACCCTCGGCGACCTTTCCGAATGCTTCCTTACCGTTGTCACTCAGCCCCGTATCAGAGGTCGAGCGGCCCAGTATGACGCACTCCATGTCAGCTACCGTCTCGGTCTCACCCGTGCCCACCACACCTTCAAACGTGTGGGCGCAGAGCTGTCCGTCATGGTAGTAGTACTTGCCGTGTGAGAAGGCGCACCCTGCAAGCAGGGTGAGCCCAATCACACAGATAGTTAGTACCGTGATTCTCACTACTTCACGTTGTCGCTAGAACGAGTGTTCGTACCACGCGCGAAGTTGATCTGTCCGTCATGCCTCGACACGACTGTGTACTCCGTACCGACCGTCGCACCGTCGATGGCAAGCTGGTTGCCACTGGTGGTGAGATAGAAGGTGGGATCCGCAGTGCCGCGGTCGGCGTGCAGGAAACCCGCATCCGACGCATTCGGAAGTTCAAGGTGATCCGATGTCGCGCCAAGAATCTTGACGTTCGAAAGGATTACAGTCACGTTATTAGCGTGATCCACGACCGTTTGTTTGGAGGGAAATAGTTTAGCCATTATTCATCCTCCTTAAAGGTCGCCCTTGAACCCGCCAACGCTCGCAGCGGAGCCCGCGTGGCGGGCGCAGATTACATAGGTACCAGTAGCTGACTCAGACGGAAACGAAAGTGTCTTCGACCAGAGAGTGGTATCGGACGTTGAGTCCAATGAGATGACCACAACGGTTTGTCCTGACTCTTCAATGTGCTTAGCTGAGACAACGGACGCATCAAGTTCAAAAGCCACTTCATTACCAGAGCCAAGCTGAACATGGTTGATCGAGAAGATCGTATACGCATTGCCAGCCTTGTCATCTACTTGGATGACGTTCTGAGGCTTGTGTAGAAAATCTGCCATTTTGTTTCTCCTACTTGGAATTTCTGTTTAGGTGTATCATTCGAATGTTACATACAAGAGTAGGGAGCCCCGGATGGAGCCCCCTACTTCAAGTTGTTACTACCAAGCCAGAGGCTTAGTAGGTCGGGACAGTCAAGCCAGTCAGCTTCGCCGTCTGGTTGATGCTGCGTGCCACGTTCTCACCGTAGTACTTCATGAGAACCGTGAACGCGTCCTGACCCGGAACCCACGCCATGTTCACTCTCTCGTCGATCGAGAGGGGTCGCACAACGCCACGCTCAATTGCACCCAGGTTCAGTTGGAATACCTGATCCGGGAGAGCGGCCCACGAAATCAGCCAGGGACGGCCTTCAAACGTAGTCAGCTCTTGCTGAGCGCCTAGCTCCAAGCGCATGTCGTTGAACCGACGGAAGGGCAGTGAGATCTCAGTGTAGCGATCATACTGCTCCCAGTTGGAAATCATGGCAAAGCCATCGAGAGATCCAACATCCGTTTCCACCAAGAGCTGGCGTCGCAACCGGCGAAGCAGGGCTTCGTCGAGTGCCACGGAGCCCGCAGCGATTACCTTCGACTGAAGGATCGGATACGTGGTTCGTGAAAGGTTGTAGATACTTCCAGTAGCCGACACAATGGCGGGGAGACCGAGAGCCGTGACCTCTTGCGGGGCCGAAGCTTCACTCTGCTCACCAGAGATGTAGATACCATCGTCAGTCGACCACGTCACGGCACTTGATACCGTAATCTGGCCATTCGCGATGTCCTTGGAAGTAACCGTCACCGGACCGAAAGTTCTGAGGCCCGATGCGTTGTTGAGACCAACAATGACTTGACCGGCACGGAACGGACGCGCGTCATCCACGGGAACCGTGGAGTTCGTGCTTGCAGAACCGCAATTGGTCAGTCGACCCGTACCGTCGCCCCGAAGGAAGTCGGTCTCGAATCGTGCGCCCGCGCGCTTGACGGCAGTACTGATCGCGTCAGTAATCCCGGAAGCAAAGGCATCTTCCCCGCCACGCGCCGAAACTGCTTCGGCGAGACCGGAGAACGTCACTGTGTGGTAGTACTTCTTAGGTCGGACACGAGCCTGCTTAACATTCTCGTTCGATGCCGTGGGAAGGACGTTGTCGTCCGTCGCACGCCATCCGCCGCCTGCTTCATTACCAGCAATACGAACGCCGAAGTACGCGCCATCACCCGAGGGGGTGAACTGCGTGTTCTCGCGGAGCTGCGTATAAATGGGTGCAGAAAGATTCTGCATCTGGGCAATGAAGTCGACGATGTACCGACGAAGAAGCATATCGCCCAACGTATTAAATGTAATCATTGGTAGCTCCTATCGTTGTGCGGCTACCGCTTGTTCGCTTTCCTGATGATGTCGGCCAAGGCATCGTTGAAGTCATCGTCGCTCTTCTCAGGGGTGACCGTAGTCTTCCCTGCTTCAGAGGTCTCTGTCTTCACGCCGCCCCAGTTTTGATCCATCAAGTCTTCCAACTCCTGCTCTGGAGTCTTGGTTGCGGTAATCGCTTCAGGTGTCAACTCTTCTACCTCATCCACCGTAAACAACGCGCCGCGTGGCACACCATACGTATCGAGGGCTTCTTGGAAGCCTTCCGTAAGCTGCTCCGAGAGGTTGTCAGGGTTCGCAACTGCGACATCCCAGTCCATCTTCTCGGTCCACAGTGCCTGAACGATCGTACGATCCTGCTCATTGTACGTCTCAGGCAGTTGTGCCAGTAGCTTGTCAGCGATAACGTCCGCTCGACCCACCAGTGCTTCGGCCGAAGCCGTCGCTTGGATGTCTGCCATCTCTGTACGAGTCTCTTCAATCAACTCGCGAGTCTTGGCTTGAGCTTCATCAGGTGTAGACACACCTTCTTCAACTTCCTGTTCAATGCCCTTCAACTTGTTGTCGATGGCTCTAACGTGAGCTTCCATCGACGGGTCATTGACGAAACTTTTGATCTCGTTCAGGGTGTTGACATCATCATCTTTCGCAGCCAGAATTGCCGCCATCTCGACCAGCTTCGCATTGGAGTCCGCGACCTGTTGGGTGAGCAAATCGTTGGAAGCCGAAGCCTCCTTGAACTTGTTGTTCACCTCATCGAAACGTTTCTTGGGGATGCGGACTTCGGTTTTACCCTCAACCACAACCTCTTCTACCGGCTCTTCTTCGACCGTTTCTTCTACGGTTCCTGTGTCGGACGCAGCCACAGCCGCCCTCAGTTTGTCTTCAACTGTTGACGTATTTCCGTCCTGATTTTCTGTACTCATTTGTACGCATCTCCTTTAACGCCTGGATATTGGCGAAGTTTGAAGAACTCTTTACATGGGAGAGCGGGCCATAACGCAGCTAACTACGGTAGAATTCTTCACACTCTCTCTATTAATTATAGGAATTTCCTCACTAATGTGCAAGTATCCCCATAAAGTATTTGGCCACAGGGGCTAGGAGGGAGAACAGAGCCCTCTGTGGCCATCCCTACGCATCGAAACGCGTAGGCATAATCAGTAGTCTACCTTCTTCAGGAGCTTAGCGGTACGCCCCAGTCCCTCGCCCTGCTCCTTCTTCGGCTTCGGGGCACCATAGTTGATCAGATCTTTGACCTTTCCTACGGCCGTCCCAAAGACGGATGCTATGGAGTCGGCTGCGTATACGGGTTTGTTTGTCGTGTTAGATCTGGGCATTGTATCTCCTACGGTTTGTTCGGGTTGTTTCTGTAGCTCTGAGATGCCATTGCCTGAGCCATCTCAATAGGGGTGGCCCTACCACTTGCTGACTGTGCGTTGGCCATCTCTGCGGCTGACTTCGCTTGAGTACCAGGGGCCTGGGCGTGCGCGCGCTGCCCGGCCAGGGCCGAGGGATCCTCACCCCTAATGGAGTTGAAGTCACTCGTCGTCTGGGCCATTATCTTAGAGTGGTTTGGGCCGAGGTCAAGGCCACTACGGCTGCCTGCTGCGAAGAGCTTATTAGTGTTCGGACCAGATGTTGGCATGCGCATCCCCCCGGCGACCCCCCCGCCACCTCTTTTCCCCCGAGCAAAGAGGGCGTCGATGCTACTCCCGGCGTCCATTTTGTGCGTGAACTGATCCATGTACGCCTTCGCGCCCGCAGCCTGAGCCCTGAACTTCGCCGCTTCCCATTCAGCGGGCCCAGTCACGTTACGCTGGTACTCGGCAGCCGCCCTCGCATCGAGGATCTTCGTGGCTCGCTTCGATGTCTCCGTCTGCTCTCCTATCTTTCGCTTGCCCTCTTCGGACTTCCGGAAGTCAACGGCCAGTGACCCCATGTTCTCATGGGATTTGGCCACACCACGGGACTCTCTCAGCTCCCTGGTCTCAGCAGCGGTCCGTCGAAAAGAGTTAGGATCGGACTCGTTGGGGACGTAGGACTCATTCTGTGTGGAGAATGCATCCTTGTTCCCATACCCAAAACTGTCCTCGGGATTACCCGTAATGAGAACGGACGTGTCCTTACCCTGAGCGGCATGAATAGACCCGCCAGTCGGGTGCTGTCCCTTGCGGGGATCCGAATTGAGGAACCCTGTACCAAACCTACCAAGCGTCATACTTACTCCTACTTCAAGATGCCCCTGCTCTTCTTCTTCGCAGCCTTCTTCGCGGCCTGCGCCTTCTTCTTCGAAGCCCGCTTGATGTCCTTGGCCCGCTTCTTGGCTAGACGCGTCGCCGTTTTCGCGAGCTTCTTGCTGGCTCTCAACTCGGCCTTCGTCGGGGGCGCCTTCTTCCTCATGTCGTTCACAGCAGCCTGCTTGGTCGGACCCGTTCCGGAGTCGCCGTCGCTGGTCTTTACCGTGTAGCTGGGCTTCGGGGCCTTCTTCTTCGGAGGCGCGGCCGTTGACCCCTTGCGGTAGTCATAGGTCGAACCGTGCGTTGTCGCCGTCGCCGGGGTCTTCTTCCCTGCCGGATCGTGTCCGGACGTGGGTGTTTTGCCTGATGTCTTGACCGTCGGCCCGCTGATGGTCTTCTTCGCTGTGGGCGCAGTCTTCTTTGCCGGGCCGCTGAGCGTGGTCTTCTTCGCCGGTGCGGTTTTCTTGCCCGCGCCGATGGTGGTCTTCTTGCCGGGGATAATCATAGCGTACTCCTATTTCTTCATGAGTGATTTGATGAGACCAGCCAGGGTACTACCCGTCTTGATGGCCGGGATCAGTTGTGCAGGGTGCCTGATACCAGTCAGACCCTTGTGAGCTGCTGTCGCGCCTTTCTTCACCTCGCCACCCAAGAGTTCATGGGCGCGCTTCTTCGTAGATGCTTTGATCTTTCCTGCGATCTTGCTGAGCGAGAAGATGGGTGAGGCAGACTTGGGGAGGCTTACTTCTTTGTGCTCCCCTTTCAGGGGTTTGTAGCTCAAGGATCTGCCGTCGGCCTTGTTCTTCATGGCCGTGCGCTTGAACTTGTCCCGCAGCGTCGACTCGAACTTTGCCTTTGTCTTCTTGCTAGCCATTATGACAGGCCCTTCTTCTCCGCGCGCTTGGCTCGCCGCGCCTTCTGGGCCGCCGCTACCTTCCCGAGTCGCGCCCCCCTCTTGCTTGCAGCGTACTTACCGAACCCCACGAAGCCAGCCTTCTTGCCAGTCTTGTCGGTCTTGTGAATCGCCTTCGCGGCTTGAACCTTGAAGCGCCGCATTGCGCCGGGTTTCTCCTCTTTCCGGACCTTCTTGACGGCCTCGCGGGAGTCCTTGCGGGCTGCTTTCTTCTTCCCACGGGTTTCCTTCTTCGCGGACTTCTTCTCGTCCCGCTCCGCTTTCTTCGCGGCGATCTTCTCTCTGAACTTCTCGCCAAATGATGAACCGGTGAATGTTCCGGGCATTATATGATCCCCTTCTTGTCTGCCGCCTTGCGTCGCTTCTCAGCTTCCTTGGCGTGACGTGTTTTGGTTGCGAGTTCCACCGTGCCATACTTGGCCTCGGACTTCTTTCGTTTATCAGTTGCCTCGGCACCTGCTTTCCTAGCTTCGACTGCCGAATGGGCCAGCTCTGCCAGCTTCTTGCCCGTGTACGGGAGTGCGTGGTACCCGATGTACCCTGCAAGCCCCAGCCTACCAATCGTTGCGCTAGCCCCCGCCGCGAACGCGGAGCGGGTAGCGTTAGCACCCAGCGTGGTGGCTATCTTCTTCACCACTGCTGGGATCACCTTCGTGACACCGTAGTCAGCAGCCGTGAACTTGACGATGCTCTTACCCACCTCGGGCAAGTCTGCCTTGAACTGCTCACCCGCCGCACCGAGCTTCTTCTTCGGATCATGCTCAGCCGCGTAGGACTCACCAGCACCGAGGGCGGTAAACGCCAGGGTCGCCAGACCCAGACCCTTGACGCCCGCTGCGGCCTTCGCCTTCGCGCTAGCCTTGCCGGTTGCCTTGGCGTCTGCACCAGCCACATCCAGATACGGAGCGGACAGTCGCTTGACCTGGGCTTGGTACGCGCTCCGACCCCAGTCAGCCATGCGGCCTGTCCAGAGCTGCGCCATCGTCTTGGGTGGTGTGCTCACCACGCCGCGCTCCACGGGGGGAGTAGCGGGCGGGATCCCAGCCTGCTTTCCTTGGAGGGCTTTCGCCTCACCGGTATCAGTCGTAACGATTCTCGGACCCATCCTCGGAACTTCCGGCGGTCCTGCTGCGCCTGTTGCCGCCTTCGCCGCCGCCGCTGCCTGTCCCGCTTCCGCGCCCTGCACGCGCGCTGCTGTGCGCCCACGCTTCGACCCAGCTTCCTGCTCGGTGAGCAAGTCCTGTGCGGGTGGTAGTGCTAGCGAGCGCTTCGGAGGCTTCACCTCTGCGACACCCGTGTCCCTGAGGGACTCCAGCATATCGATGGACTCTTTGCCCTTGTAGATGGCTTCACCACCGGGCGCCATTCGCTCGTTTATCAATGCGATCTTCTGGTCAACGGTTGTTCTGTCAGCCGGTGCCGGTGGTGAAGCGGAGTCGCGAGCCTTAGCCAGCTCTGCGTCCGCGTCAATCATCGAGTCCATGATACGGGGTCGGGCGTCAGGCTTGCGCGGGCCACGTTGGTTCTTGGGGTCCGCGTCTGTCTCAACGTCATCGAAGTACAGCTCCAACGACCGGTCATACTCACCCTGAATGGCCTTATCAAGTTTCGCCTCCTGCTCCGGGGTTGCATCCCGGCTGGCTGCGATGGCGCGCGCCTTGTTTGCGGCCCTCCGAACATCCTCGTTGCGCGCGTCGCGCATGTCGGTGTCCTGATTGATGATGTCCGCGATGGTGCCCTGCTGGCGTCCACCACCGTGCTCGGTCTCCAGATCACGCGGACCCGGTTCCATCACACGCACCTTGGCCTCAACAGCTTCCGTGCCGACGATCTGAGCAGCGGTCCGCTTGTCAGTCGCCGAACCCACAGCCTTGGCCGGGGTCGCCTTCTTCCCCGGTCCTTCCTCAGCAACCGTGGCATCCAAGAGGTCTCGCTCAAGCGCCTTCTGCTTGACCTGAGCCACCTCAGAATCGATCTCACCGGTCTCCGGAATGGTCATGATGCCCTTCTCAGCGATCGACGCATCTCGCGCAGTCCTGCGGGCCGCGCCCTGCTTCCTGTAGAAGCTCTTCTTCGCGGCCGACTCTCGCGCTGACTTGACAGCCTCATCGGAGACAGGAGCCTGCTCCACTGCAACGCCACGGAGATCACCAGCCGCCCGCGTGGCGTCGGCGGGGGGTGTCTCTGCAACGGGTGCGCTCGTCTTGGGAGGCTCAACCTTGGCCACCTTCGCCTCAGTCTTCTTCAGCTCTAGTTCTACCTGCTTCTGATCCGCCGGTTGTGCGGCTATGAGCTTCGCGTTCTTCGCGCGCTCCTTATCCAGCTCCTTCTTCAGCTTGGGATCTACCTTGGGCGCGGTGTCAATTCTGCCAACCTTGGGGACCTCTGCCTTCAACGGTTGACCGTCGAACCCGGTCCCAGTCGTGATAGTCTTAACCTTCGGAACCTCGACCTTCGCCACCTTGGGCTCCGCAGTACTGGGCGCACCCGGGACGTTGACGCCCCTCACGATTGCGAGTGGCGCTCCTTGGTTGGCTGCGCGTCCACCCATGTGCGGGGCCGTCGGGAGTCTACCAACACCTTCCGGGTTCGCCTTGGGAGTACCACCACCCTCTACGGGCACCTCGACCTTGGCCGCCTTGGGTGCTTCCACTGTATCCGGGAGAATACCAGCTTCCTTCAGTGCGATGGTCGCGTCGGACTCAACCGGGGCGCGTCGCTGCCCAGCCTTGCGGCGGGAACTCTGCTTCGGAGCAACGGGGCTGCCTTCGCGGTACCCTGCTCCACTCTCGACGCCAGCTTGCTTCTTCGTCATACGGGAAGCACTTCGTCTGCTACCACCGCCTCGGCGCTCGTCACCTACGCGCTTGTCGGCCTCAAGCTGCACATCTTCCATCTTCGTACCTGTGGTGATCTTGGTTGTGCGCTTGCCCGCGTTGTCCATGGTAGTGCGGATGATGTTCTTGGGCCGCTGGTCTGCGATGTCGGCCGCGGACACATCGATGCCTCGCACCTTGACGGTGGTCGGGGTCTTCGGCAGCTCCTTCGGGACCACAACCTTCGCGACCTTCGGAGCGGACTTGGAGCGGATGTCGTCAACGATCTGCTTTCGTGTCGGGGGCTTCTTAGGCTCCTCCGGTGCGACCAGCGTGGGGCGGCGATCACCGGGGAGTCCCTTCGGGGACTTCGGTAGATTGATCGGGGGATTGTATTCGATCTTGCCCTTCGGGGGACCGGGGAGTCCTAGGGGAGGCTTCGGGAGTCCCACTCTCTTGGGGCGACCCGGTAGTCCCTTCGGTGCTGCGGGGAGTTTGATCTGTTTCGGGTCTTCACCGGGGCGCGGGGGCTTAGCCTTCGGGGGTGCCGCCGCCTTCTGGGGCGCCGTGGGAGCCTTCAGCAGCTTATGCACACCAACCGCCGTACCAGCAGCGAGACCGGTAGCGACAGCAGCGCCACCGAGGCTGAAACCGCTACCACTATCGGACTTGGCCGAGGTGGGCACTGTAGGGGCGCCCTCCTGGGGGATCTTGATCGTGGGGGTGGTCGACGCGGTGTTCTTCTTGGCCTTGGGCTTCGCAACGGCCTTCGCCTTGTTGAGCTTGACAGTTGCCTTGGAGACTGCGGACTTGGTAGGATTGTGTCCGAGGTCTACAACGTTCGACTTGCCACCGTGGTACTTGATAGAGCGACCGGCGGTTGACTTGGGGCTCGCCTTGTGCTTGGGTGCGATGGTCTTCTTCTGGGTACCGGAGTCAATCGTCCACCCCTGTCCCTTCTTGGTGGTGGTGGTAGTCTTACCGGCACTCTTGGTGACGGTGGTCTTACCCTGGCGGTAGCTGTGCGTGGTCTTGCCATCACTGGTCGTGATGCGCTTACCGGCCCTCAGTGCTGCTAGCTTTTCCTTAGCGTCCATTATAGCTCCTACTGCTACATGCCAAACGGTTTGTACAAAACGCCGAGCCCTATGTTACGTAGTCTCTCTACCATGATAGGGCCTGCGTGTTCGTTCCACGTATGCACGACAAACGAGGCTCGGATCTCAGCGAACTCCGGGTAGGAGTGCTTCTCTATCCGCTCCAAGTACCGTACAATCTCCATCCCACTCTCTTCGCTGGCCGTATTCATATACGGATGCTCGCCAAGATCGTGTTCCAGATGAACTCTCGTAAGCTCCCCACGGTAGTTCCAGAGCGTTGTCTGTGCCTCTAGTACCGTCTTACACCAAATCGTATTCTCTCTGTCCTTCGGAGTCATCCTGTTGAATGCCAGGACGGCTCGTTGCGGACTCGGATCGAGAAAAAGAATCACTGCCCCTCCTAGAGCCTTCTCTCCGTAGATCTCCTTGCAAAACCGGTGTTCGCGTTCTCAGTCTTGAACATCTGCCCCAGCTTCGAATCGAAGTGAGGGTTCAATGAGTGCGTGCTGAGGGGCTTGAACCCCGCCCACGTCCTTCCAAACTTCCCTGCCTCGGCGTTGAACTGCTCGTTCGTGAATTCCGCGCGCGTGGCCAACCGGGTCTCTTGCGTGCTGTACACCTCCTGCGTGGAGTCCTCGCTGCTCTGGCCAACGCCGCCCACGGCTTTGTTGGACGTGATCGAACGGCTCAACATGGTAGACCACCCTGTCTCTCGTCGTCCGTTCCGGTAGCGCCTTCCTTCAGGGACGTACCCTTGCACGCCCTGTTTGTTCATCCACTTAGCCAGGGGGTTCGCACCCCACAACCCGGACTTTGTTCTCTCGGGGGAGAACGCCTGACCCGGGAACTGGTAGCCACCCATCAGCACCAGCCCTAGCTGTACGTCGCCCACCTGTTTGTTCACGGCCCCGAACCTGTCATACGCCGTGCCCCTACGCACGGGGCTCGCCCAGTTAATGGGATTGTTCTCGTCAATACCTTTGTTCTGAGGTGTGACGTTGTTGTACCCTGCCACCTGTACGTTACCGGAGTAGGCAGCAGAGCGCCCGAGGGTGGTATCCGTTGTGTCGAACGCCCAATTTACATGCGGTGCGTAGAACGGGTTGTTCGCCGCCCACGACTCAATGTATGATTGAGTCCTGAACTGTGATGCCGATGATTTGTCGGGCGGCCTAGCCACGTCTCACCCTCAATCGCTCACCGAGCTTGTATGGCTTCTTGGGGCGCGCACTGCCGCGAGCCTTAGACTCTTGGCGGTTCTGCTCGCCCCGCGCTGCCGGTCCCTTGCTGTCCAGAAACCTAGCGGCCTCTTCCTTGTCACCTGACCGGCGACTACGAAGAATCGCGTATGCTTGGCCTACGCTGTTCACTACTGCGGACCTCCTTGGCCACCTTGACCGCCACCGCCCGCCTGGGCCATAGCCATTTGCTGTGCCATCTGCTGCTGCTGGATCTTCTCAACCTGCTTCTTGTAGAGATCCACCAATGCCAGCAGCATCATCTGTTGCTGCTCGTTGAGGTTGTTGAAGCCATCCGACTTCATCTCCTCTGCCAGCATCGCGTAGAAGATGAACGGGTCGTCTTCTGGCATGGGGATGATCATGGCGTACGCCTCCTGCCTGATCCACGCCATGACCCGCTTGCACCGCTCCACGTCCGGTCCCGACGGGATCAGGGTGTCTTCGTACCCGATCTCCTCCAGCACCTTCGCCTTGAGCAGGGGCTCCATGTTGGCAAGGCCGGATGCGTACTGCACCATCTCGATAGCCTTGGCCTGTCTGGCCTCCTTGCTCGACAGCGCCATGGACGCCGTGTCGATCTTCACGATCACGTTGTCGCTGAGGTCGGAGCCACTGAAGCTCCGGATCGCCAGCGTACTGACCTTGTCCCGTGCCAGCACCCGCAGCCGCTGAGCGTACCGCTCGTCGTTACGGATATGCTTGATGGTCTCCTGAAGGATGATCGAGCCCTCCTTTTGCAAGGCTTCATCCCACTCCTGCAAGATCGAGGACCGGCCCGCGAGTGCTTGCTTTCGTAGGATGTCAATCATCGCCGCAGAGTTGACGCCAGCGGGCCTCTGGCCCCTCAGGATCTCTTCCGTCCCTGCTATCGCTTCCATCTCCTGAATCTGCTGTTGGCGCTCTTCAGACGCCGCCGCCGGGTAAGGAGGTGCATAGATCGGTTCGGGCTTGGCTCCCGCTGTCCTTCTCGGGTCGTAACCCCAGATGTTTCCGGGTACGCCAAGCCACTGATCCTCGATCGGCTGGGCTCCCTTCGGGATGATCCAGGCCGACATCGGAACCGTACGCCGCCACATAATCATGGTGGTATCGATCGCGTTCACTCTCTTCAGCTTTGGCAGGAGCTTGGATACCAGCGACCTACCGAACATGCTGCCAGCCATCGCCTCCCAGCGGAACCGGATATAGGGGTGCCATCTAGTTGGCCAGCGGGGGTCATACGCCCGCGCGCCACGCTTCTTCGGTGAGTCGTACAGGACTTTGTCGCCCACGGTGATGATCGTCCGTCCGCGTGGCCACTTGGTGTTCGGCTTCCGGTCGAAGATCCTGACCGTGGTGTAGCCATCCCAGGTCTCGGGGGTGCCCACGTACAACGACGGCCCCGGGCCTTCCACGATGTCAGAGAGCCTCTCCCACCACCAGATGGGGAGGTTCCTCACGTTGTCACCGGCGCTACCAGAGTCCTTGAGGGCACTCAGATTCCAGCCATCTGACTTCTTCAGCTTCAGGCCCGGTCGGTGCTCATACTTGTCTTGCAGCATGTCGATGCTGGTGTAGTACTCTCGCATGACCCAGCCCATGTCCTCTCCGTCCCACCAGTGGACTTGAGGAAGGTGCATCTCGAATGGGCTGACGATGTTCGCGGTAATATCTCCGTACTCTACCTTGTCCGTGTAGATCGGGCGTCCGACCTCATCGTGCAGGGGCGTTTCAGTGGGCACCGGTAGCTGGATCTGACCGGCTCCAACCCCCGGGGCCATGGTCGTGTCCTGGGCCTCGGTGTCGGGGACGGTTATCCTCCGGGGCACTGTCTCGTCGTAGATGATCTCCATCCAGCACACGCCGCAGTGGAGGATCAGCCGTGCGATTTCCCTGTGCTTCTGCGGCAGATCCAGAGACTCCCACATGAAGTCCATGGTCAGCTCTGACAGCTTCGCAGCGTCCTCGTCCTCCGCGTTCCCAGAACTCGCCTCGATCCTGGGGATCGGCTTGTTCTCGGTCAGGAGGGCGATATTTGTTTCGATGTAGCGGCCGAGCAAATCATTAACAGGCTTGGGAATGTTGTTGGCAGCATCTTGGACAACGCTCTGGTTGCCATCCGTGTCCCTCGACAGCCTCGAAATGAGGACATCGTCGACGTAGTGCCTTCCCAGCGAGAAGAGAAAGTTCTCCACCCACTGCACAGCACGCACCCATTGCTTACTATTCCGATTGTCATTCACTTCATCGGCATAGGTCTTGATGGCCTGCCCTATCCGCTTGTCCCCTGCGGGGATCGCATCGAGAGCGTGGAGTCGGCCCTTTCTCCAATCGGATTGTGCTGCGCCTGTCGCTTTAGCTTCGCCCATTAGCTTTCATTGTTCCCATGTACGCTCGGAGGGGTATGATCAGTGTTCCTGATAATGCCCTCTGTTAAAAGATCATCGAGATCGTTGCCATCTCGGAACGTTGGCCCCTCAATCGCATTGAAGTAGTTCGTCGTGAACTCCTTCGTGATCCGATTCTTCTCCATGGTTTCAGCAGACATCATGGGCTGAGGCCCTTCCTTCTCTATCTGGATGTCCCTGTAAGCCTCGGGCGCCCTGATCGAGATCAGGGAATCCGTTAGCTTTTCAACCTGTTGGAACAGCCCTTGCTTTTCAGCAAGGGCTCCCCTGAGCTGCTCTTCAAGTGCTTCAACTCGCGCCTTACAGAAGATTAGCTCCCTCTCTAGCTCTGCTTTTGCGCCCATCAGTCTCGTTCCCAGGGCCGGTCCTCGTAGATTCCCGTGAACTCTTCCCCATCGTCGCCCCAGCATGACCGGGTCTTGATCGGGCCGCTCTCGCCCTGGCGGGCACGGAGAAGCTCTTTGGAGATGTTCTTGTGGGTACCCGCGTCACGCATCGCGCCCTTGATGGCGTCCTTCATGCCTTGGGTGGCCTTCTTGTCATCTTCCTCGACCTTCTCATGTTTCCTCGTCCATTTCGCAATGGTCGCACTTCCATCTGACATAGTTTTCTCCTTAGACAGTCCTACCTAATTATAGGAATTATCTCGACAGTTTGCACGTCGAGCTGCCTATTCTCCTTCCTCCTTCTCTCGTTGGATGAAGTTCTGGATCTTGATGAGGAGCTGGGCGTGGGCCAAGCTCTCATTGCCAGTCAGGGTGCATTTGTTGAGAAAGTACGACAGTTGCTGTAGTTCCTGTTCGGTGAACATTTAGTTTCCCTCCAGTCTTTTGAGTTCTTCTGTGAGAAGGACGATCCTTTTCGCCTTCTCTGCTTCTTCCTGCTTTGTGGCTTCCGCGGCCACAGTGTCGTGGTCCGGAAGCGGATTCAGGATCATGTACCTCAAGACCTGTTCCGGGTTGTTGATCTGTACCTCTTCTTCACGCATCTTGTTGACAATGAACCTCATCGTCACCATGATCTGTTCCTCTGTTAAATCGATCGCCATCTTATCTCCCTTCTAGTTTGGCTAGTTCTGCCCGCAACGCTATGATGCGAGCCTGTTTGTCGTCTTCGTCTTGTGTGTCAGTCTGCGTTTCATAGTCTTCCGGTAGCGGGTTTTCAAGTAAGTACCTGATGACCGCATCTGGATTGCTGATGTCTACACCGGCTTCCAATGCCGTTCGGACAATGTAACGTTGTGCCCTGGTGTATTGTTCGTCTGTCATGTTACCCTCCTTTAGCTAAGCCTTCGCATGATGAATTCACATTCTGCGTCGATTGTGTTCGCGACGTATGTACCGTCAGCAGTCTCTACAAGCGTTTCAAACTCAATGTAGGAGCCTGCGATGATTTGACGTTCTGTTCGAATCGCAGGCCGCACGGTGAATCCGGTGACACTACTCCGCGAGTACGACTTCACACCACCTCTCTGATCTCTGGTGCCTCCGTCTATCTTGATGCCTCCTACAACGTTTAGTCGCGCACCGCCTGTGTTGGTACCAGCCACCGAGCAGTAGATCTCGTAGCGCCCTGTCTCGTTCACCGTAATTCGACTCGGGTTGACCGAAGTAGAGTGCGTGAACGTAGAGTCGATATGCTCCTGTACATCCCAAGTGACCAGCACAGTAGCGTTGGTAGCGCCGCCGATGTCCTGCTGCACGGCTACAGTCTTCAGGAGGGAGATGAACGGCTTCGTGTACCCGGTGATGAAGTTGTTACCGAGCTTGATCTCGTCAACAACCAGCTCACTGTGGATGTAGAAGTCGCCGGTGTGATGGCTGACTGCCCCACCTGTGTGGTTGATGAACCGATTTCCTGAACTCGCAGTAATTGCTGAACTGATGCCGATATGAGCACTGGTGTTTTCTACGGGTTCAGCTTCCAAAGTGAGATTGGTACGGGAAGGATAGCCAAAAGCACCAGTCCCAGCGTATGAACCAGCCAAACACATATAGTCATTGACATGTCCGACATTGGTCGTTGCGGTAGCACCCGATACTATACTGAAGGTAGATGAATAGTTAGTCAAAAGAGGCTGGGTGAGCGTCGCGCCCGCGGCCGCGTCGCCTGCGTAGACGGGCCTTACTTCTATTGCGATGGTCTCGTTAATGATCGTCCCTTCACCATCCTGCTGGAGGTGGCTCGGTGCGATATTCAGCATGGTGCCGGTGCTCGGGGGAACAGCATCCGTTGCACCCCAGAACTTGGGACCGAGATTAATCACTGAAATATCGTTCTGCAACGCTTCCGCCGTATTCGTGTGTTTCCACTCGCAACTAAATAGTCTCAGCTTAGGAACCAGAGTATCATCTTCGAAGATTGTCGCGTCACGAATGAACGAGTATCTATTCCAAGTCTGACCCGATGATGTGATCGTGGGCTCCGTAGAGAACGCCGCGTCAGGAGGATTGAACCCGTCACCTGCCTGTACCCGATTAGGTAGGAAATTAATCGGCCCATCCAAAGTGATGTTAGTACCTGTCAACGACCCTGATGGTGCTTGCGGGGAGGTCGGTGAAATCCGAAGGGATGCTTGGTTGGCATCCTTCTCTACGTACAGCTTCCACATGTCATTGGGATCACCAGCCCCGAACTGATCAGCAGGATCGCCGATGTGTATGGACTGGTAGAAGAAGCCAACGTCGGTGCTGATCTCGTTATCAACCCAGAGGCTACCCTCGACGTTCATGCCCGTGTTGCCAATCGTGACACGGTTGAGCGCATCGGTAGCGAAGTTGACCTTGTCCGGATCAGCACTGGTAAACCACATCCCGGTGCCGAGGTCGCTCTGGGACGCGAAGTTGGGGTTGGCGGCGGAACCGGCATAGCTCCTCATACGCACATTAACCCCGATGTACCCAGCGAAGAACATCTGCGAGGCGCCGTTGTGGACGAACTTCGGATACCCGCCACCACCAGTGTTCCACATGAGTCCGGAGTCAGGACTTTCTTCGAAAGCGTACCCCACCCTTGTGAGCTCTTCGGCGGCGCCGGTGGGGCTTGCGAGGAACTGCTGAGCATGGACGTTGGTGTAGAACGTACCGGTGCCTGACTCTACGTGACCGGCCTTTACGTCGTTCTCTACGTGTAGGTTCTGATCCGCGTCGAAGTGACCGGCGTACTGTCCACCAGTAGTGAAAGCGACCCCATCATCACCCTCTGCGATCTGGTACAGACCCGTGTCGGCATCGTTGAGCCACCCAATGTCCGCTGCTGCGGGGCCGTTGAGCCCACGCATGAGGATTGGCTTGGCCGCGTAGACTCGACTGTTTGTCAGATTTAATACGAAGGTTGAATTCACAGAGAAGTCTATCCGCCCTGAGCTGTTTTGGTACATGCCGGTGTCTCCACCGTCCGGACCAAATCCAAAAGCACACGCGGTGGCAGTCCCAATCCGATCAGCAACAAACCTGTCCGCATTCACCTGGGTGTAGAACGTACCGATGCCTGCTTCCACGCGACCGGCGCGGACATCCCTCTCGATGTATAGCTGTTGACCATCGTCGAAATGACCGGCGTACGTGCCAGCGGTAGAGAAGGCGATCGTGTCATCACCTGATGACAGTTCGTACAGCCCGGTATCTTTAGAATGGTTCCATGCATAAGAAGGTGCCGCAGCGGTCCCGGGGGTGTTCGGTATGGTTTGACCCAAAGGCACCAGCCCGCCGCTTTGAAGGGAGATTCTGGCGACACCGCCTGTAACAAGTCTCAGATCGCCTGCCGACTTCAGCCACATCCCAGCGTCATCAGACAATGTGAAAGAATGACCCGGTTTGGCCTGGGTACCTTCAGCAAGCACCTGGGTGTAGAACGTACCGTACCCTGCTTCTACGCGACCGGCGCTGAGGGTGTCTGTGACGGTGAGGTTATCGGCTGTGACATCCGTTAGGACACCACCGATGTGAAGGTTGTTGGTGATGTGGAGATCCTCATCAGTCCAGTCGAAGTACCCTACCTCGTTGCCGCTGACATGCCAGCCCCAACCGCTGCTACCGTTATCTAGATTGGAGTGTACCCCAGGGTCTCTGATGCCGACGTTGAAGTACAGTGAGTCGTCACCCGCGCCACCCAACTCGAGTCGAATGTTTGAGGACATCACTTGATCCAAGCCATTCCACGTACAGCAAAGATCACCCTGCTCCCAGATCTTCACATGCGTGTTTGAGACACTGACGCCACTGTTTAGGCGACCCTCAGCAGCAAACTGGGGCACTGCGTCGTCTGACTGACCTAGGAACTGTCCACCGGCGAACTCAGCAGAAGTATCAACGATCACGGCACCACGGGTGACGTGGACATCACCCGAAACCGTGAGAGCCGTCTCAGCGCTCTGGGTGTAGAACGTAGCCGGTCCGGAGTGGATGCGACCTGCCATGAGGTCATCCTCAACGTGGAGACCATCACCAGCCCAGTGCCCTACCTCTGCGCTGTCTGAAGAGAATCTGATGACGCCTGACGCATCGCCGCTGAGGCGGAAGAGACCTGTGTTAGAGTCGTTAGACCAGTTGATGCCGGGGTCGAGCGCAGTCCCGTCTTGGAACCTCATCTCTTCTGCCATGACGATCGCAGAAGAGGTTATGTACATCTTTCTAGCCGCGGCAACATGGAACTGGAGGGCGGGCGCGATGTAGTTGTAGCCGATACCGGTTGCGCTGGAGTCGCCGAAGACCAATTGCGGATCGGAGTTGTGGTTTTGAGCGTCGGCTTGACCAACGGTGAGGTATTCATCAACAGTCAGCGAGGTGTAGAACACACCGACGCCCGCCTCCACGCGACCGGCGTGGATCTCATCTCTAACAACTGCGTCTCCGCGGACATCTAGTAGGGCTTGCGGGGACGTTGTCCCGATGCCAACGAAGCCAGCACTTGTAATCCTCATACGTTCTGTATCCGTATTACTTAGTGCTGTGGCAAACCTTAGATCAGAATC